GGGTATGAGCCGTCCGACATCGCCCAGCCCTGCGCGGCGCAGTAGTCGCGCGCGGCTTTGTTCAAGTCCCCGGCATCGGGGGCGGTGATGTTGCCGTGGTCGGTGTTCGGGTCGTTGTTGCTCGGTGCCACGATCCCCGTCCCTCCTACTCCCATGGTGACGGCCCGATGACCGCCTTGGTGATGCAGCTTGAACAGCGCGCGACCCGCGGGGGTGGCGAGCATGATGTTGGTGGTTTCGCCTTCGGCACGCGGCCCCACGTGTTTGACCAGCATGTCGCGGAGCGTGGTCCACGGGGTGACGCTGGACATCCATTCGGCAGCCCCCGCGCCCGTGGTGAACCACTTCCACAACGGCAGGCCGGGGCCGAACGGCAGTTTGGACGCGCGCACCGCGTCCACGAAATCCGTGCTGACCGGCGTCATCAGTCCTCGCCCCGTTCGATCTGCAACACAGGCACGGGCGGCAGGTCCATTCGGCGCGACCGGGCTTGCACCGGTTGCGGGATAGCGGGCACCTGAACGATCTTGCCGGACGTCGACACACCCTTGCCGATCACGCCACCAACGTCACCCTCAACGGCCTGCTTAAGACCGATGTCCTCAATAGACAGTCCCTTGTTCTGACCCTTGGCCGCCGACGCGGTCGGCGCCTCATCAAGGTGCGGCTGGTCGTCGAGACCTTCCATTGGGCGAATGTCGTGGTTGGGCATGAGGAATCCGGCATCGATGCCTGCCGCGTACGCCTGGAACCGCTGCAGCATGTCGGAGCGGATGAACTCATCCAGGTTGGCCTTGACCTCGGTCATGTTCGGCCGTTCCAGCGACAGCGTCTGCTCAAACTGGGCGAAATAGCCACCCATGGTGTCGCGCAACAGTTCCTTGCCGCCGGTCTCGGACGTGGCGTAGGTGAGGTTGTCGCCGGTGATGCTGGCACCGACGAACTTCGGCGGCACGCGCATGATGTTTGCCAATTGCACCAACGTGAACTGGCGAGCCTGAATCATCTGCATCTTGTCGGGGTCCCACGAGAGCGGCGTGAAATCGACCGCCGAACTCATCACAGCCACGCCGGAGTGATCACGGGCGGCCAGCCACGCGTCCGCCGCGTTGCGCATCCGGTCCTGCAGCGTTTGGGGTTTCGTTCCGTCGAGAGCCGGTTTCGCGGGGATATTGTCGTTGAGAAATTTCAGGATGCCAGCGGGCACGCCGTGCCGGGCCATCTTGAACGCTTCCCGCTCCTGCTCGTGTGCGGTGGCGATCGTCGTGGTGAGGAACATTTCCAGCACCCCGGCACCACGCAGCGCGCCCGGCGCGCACGGCCCCTTGAAATGGATCACATCGTCGCTGCTGAACGTCGACGAACCAATCTGGTATTCGACGGCGCCAATCGGAAGGTACGTGGTGTCAATGTTTTCGGGAGTGATGCGGCGTACACCGACCCAACTGGCAGGCACGGGATAGACCGAGGTAGCGAAACCTCGGTTGTCGCGCAAAGCCTTGACCCATATCGCATTACCGTCGTGAATGTAGTCGATCATGGCGGATCGGAGCGTGGTAAACCGGGTGTCCGGGGGTGACGGCTGGTTCAGCAAGGGTGGCCGGGTGAGCTTTTCGGGCTTGTCCCGGCCATGGGTGGTGAATTCGTCCCAGCTCACCTGCGCAAGCAGTTCCGCCACGAGCAGGGTGGCGCGCCAGACGGCCGGGATGCGCATCGCGCCCCTGTACACCCACATGTTCGCCTGCGAACTACCGTATTCGCCGAGATACCCGCCGTTGAGCTGCAGTTCCATCGCGCCAATGGGGCCGATGTCACCGAATGGACTGGTCGGCCCCAGCATCCGGTACTGGCGCTTGCCGAGTCCCATCAGTCACCCGCCCGGGCGTCGATGACGGCCTGCCGGACGGCGCAATCCTTGGCCTCAACCAGCTTGCGCAGACCAGCGGACAGTTCCGGGCCGTCGTTGAGCTGCGCCAGCAGGTGCACGGCGAGGTTCGCAAACGGTTCACTGATCATCTGTAGGTGTTCGGGAAGATGCGCGTAGCTGAACAGCGATTCGAAATGCGCGACACTTGGGTGCCTGCCAGCCCACGGATTCATCGCGGGACCTGCCCTTCCAGGATGGTGGACGCGGCCAGCACGGCGACCCCGGTGACCATGAGCCCAATGGCGGTCCCCCACTCGAGGAACACTCCGACGGACGCGGCCGACCCCCCGGCCATCTGGGCGATGGTGAATCGCCCCTGAATCGCGTGCATGAGCGCCGTAGCGCCGGTCACCAGAGTCTTACGCCTCGAGCTCGAGGCGAACGCGCGCACAGCCGCGCCAGCGCGCCGGAACCACGGTTGCGGCGCCGTCAACACGGCCAGATGTTCAGCGGTCGTCATCTCGTCTCCCTCACCATGCCGCCAACACGAGCGGCTCTACGTCGTCGATTTCCTCGGGGAGCGTGCGCGCCGCGCGGGTCGCCAGCGCCATAGCATACACAGCGTCCACATGCGACTTTCCGGAACGGGTGAACACAAACCCGTCGCCCTGCCGCTTTTTCTTCGCACCCTGGACCTGCGCGTCGAACAACGGGTCAGCCCCGTGCAGCACCGCGCCGATCTGGACCAGGTTGGCGAACGACTGGCATGCTTCCGCCAGATCCCCGCCCGTAATCTCGAATGCCTCGATGCCGAATTCGTCGGCCAGCGCGCGCAGCTCGATCGCAATCGCCGCCGACGGTCCGGTCTTGGTCCAGATCAGGGCACGGGGCACGGTCCGCTCGACGATGTCGCGCATCTTGGTCACCGCGGTTCCGGTGTCATTCCAGGCGCCGGCCGATTCGACCCGTACCCGATCGGTACCGGTCTCGGCGGCGAGCACCGCCGACACGTGCGCGCCGTCCAGCGCGACATCGACGGCCAGCGCCAGCCGGTCGCGGTGGTTCGCCAGCGTGGCGCCGCGGTCCAGCGACCCCTTCCACGCGGCCAGATTCACCGCTCCCTCGAGCTGGCCGACCCGCTGGCACAGCACTTCGGAGCGGATGACCTCGGGAGGTATGCCGGACGTTTTCAGGTCGGCCCGTATGTCCCGCTCGAGGGACTTGATCCACCCCATGGCCGGGTTGGCGTGCCGGAGCTGCGTCCAGTCGTCCAGCTCGCACTCATCCTCGCCGGAGTACTCGAGCAGGCACACGGTGTCGTCGATCTCGTCCCGGGCGATGTCGTCGAGGTCGGCTCCCTCGATCAGCGCGACCGCGCCGTCCCGTAACGCGTTAAGCACCACCGAGGAATCGTCGCCCGCGTTGGACAGCGCCCACACCTGCCCCTCTTCCTTGGCGGAGATCGTCTTACGCAGCGACGACCAGGCTTTCCAGGTCTCGTGGGTACGCAGCTCGTCCAGGGTGACGTGGTCGCTGGACTTGCCGCGACCCGCCTTGCCCTTGACGTTCGCCGACGTGGTGACGATCTTGTATCGGCCACCACCGAACTCCCGGGTCACCTTGAACTCGTTCTGCCCGTTGGTCCGCCGCACGAACTCGACGCCGCGCGCCAGCGCGTCGCACTCCTGCGCCAGCTCGACGGCCATCTCCCAATGCTCTTTCGCCGTGTCGAGGTCTTGCGCCGACCCCACCACCAGCTTGGCGCCGCGCGCGTACAGCCGCCACAGACACAGGATCCGGGAAAGGTGGCTCTTGCCGTTCTGGCGAGCCACCAGCACCAGCACCACGCGGAAGCGGAGGTCACCGTTGGGCAGTAGCTCGAGGCCTCGCTTGACCACTTCGCATTGCCAGGGCAGCAGCGGTTCACCGATGCGTTCGGCGAACTCGATGACGTCGTAACCCAGGGTGGTTTCGGGGGTGAGCGGGCGCAGGGGCGCGGTGGCCAGCCGTGGCTCAATGAATCCGTAGAGCCTGCCCGGTTCGCGTTCCCACGCTTCCCGGACCGCGTCGACGGGTGGGGTCACCGCGGTCCGGGAAGCCGCCCGCGGTTCGCGCTCGACGGCGGTGGATGGCCGCACCACCGGTTCGCGAGACGTGGGCTGGCCGGCTGATCCCGCTCGAATCAGTCGACGATCTTGGGGTGCGCACGTGTAGCAGTGCTTGCGAGGCCTGCCCCGCACCGGGCGCTGGAACTTCGTGTCGCACGTCGCGCACGTCGCGGCGACGGTGGCGCCCGCCGTGCGGGCGGTCGCGTTAGGCACGATGACGTTTCTGCATATCAGACAGCCAGCTAGCACCACTGACCGGCGCGCCCTGCGGTGTCATCTTGGCGATTTGGGCACGCGCCCGCGGAGTGGCGCCGACCTCGGATAGCGCGGCGAGCAACTTAGGGCCTAAGTCGGCGACGGCCGTGCGCGCGGCCAGCTTGGCGCGCAACGCGGTGACTTCCTCCCGCAGGGTGGCCCGTTCGTCGTCAGTCCAGTCATCGAGGTCATCCGGCAGGATGTGGCCGCCGACGTCACGCACACCGCCACCGAGCACACGGTCCAGCACCTTGTCCGCCGCGCGTTCCGCCCAGATCGCATCATCGAGTTGCTGGCCGTAGCGGACGATGAGCTGTGACGCAGCGGAGTCGCACGGCTCGAGCTCGAGCGCGGCGAGGGTGGCGGATATGGAGGGCTGCAATTCCCGATTGCCGCTGGTCACGGGGTCACCACCTCCGATTTCGACGGCCGGTGATCACCGGATACGGCCATTATGCATCACCAGCGGCGATTTATGCGAACGTCACCCTCGGTGTTATGCATGAATATCCACTGATTTGATCTTGATAACGCGTTCAAGATCACAGTACACGCGTCACACGAGCGTCAACCTGGCCTTGACAAGGTTATCCACAGGTGTGGATAACCTGGGGATATCCCGAAATTCGGACAAAACCACCGTGAAATCGACCATTATTTGATCATGGTTGATGATCGTTTATAGGCCTCTGACCTGCGAAAACGCGGGGGGAGGGAATCAT